GCAGAACTTAAGAGCCTCACGAGATCCTTCTGGTCACTGGTACATGACACAGATGGGATATTGAGCAAAGTCCCTCTAGGGGTCACGGGTTTTACTGGAGTTTCTATTTCATCTGGTGATGAGAAGAAATACACGGTAAAACTCAGCCAAGGGTTTCTAGAGTATCTTCGTTCGTCAAAAAACAACGAACAGGGCTGGTCGGCTTTTCAAAAGCTGTCTGGGACGGCGATCCACATTCTCGAGGTCATCTGGAGGGCAACCTTCATTTGTTTCGGGGATCGTGTTCGTGTGCCCGGGCTTGAGTCGAGTCTTCTGGCGACTTTCGCGATATACGTTGACTGGGTCTTTAGCCGGAGATGGGACAAGGAGGTGAAATTTCATACAAATTCATTTTTTTGTAACGTTTTTGGTCAAGAGATGCCAGCGGGTATTGATTCGATCCATGAGCCAGGTTTCCTCTTTGCGGGCTCTCTAGGTCGGAAGGTGAAACAGTGTAGTCTGGGCAGAAATGTTCGGGCTGTTTTGTTTTGCAATACGATCCTTCAGGGCGTTAAGAGGGGGATGCCGAAGCTCGGGGTCCAGCAGGTGCAGAAAAATGCAGAGGCTCATAGGGCTCGCCTATCCGTGAGGAAGGAGACTCCTACTTGGCTTCTCCGCGAGGTGACGAGGACTTCCCAGGAAGTTTTCCAGCATCGCGTGAGGATCAAGGAACCAACAGATTTCTGTTCCGTGTCGCAAAAGGCCTGTTTGGAAATGTCACGTAAAGACCAAGGACCGCTTGGTTGGCTGAAAATGAGTGAGCAAAGGGAGATGGGAGAGAGGATAGTGGAGAATGGCTTCGGAGGGAAGGAGGTGGAGGATCGGAAGTATTTTCGTTTTGAGAAGTTCTTGGTTTGTGCTAAGGACAGTCCCAAGATGGGAGTTCGCTGGTTTTACACTGACTTTCTTTTGAGAGAGGCAATTCGGTCTGCAAGGTCCCCCTATAGCGATAAGGCGGATGGTGAGCACCCCAGGTACGGAGCTAGAGCATCAACGGTTAAATTCATTCTTGAACCGCTGAAAGTTCGCACGATTACTAAGGGCTCATTATTCAACAATGCGCTTTACCCTGAGGTTCAGAAACAGCTTTGGTCTGCTCTACAGCGGTTTCCCCAATTTCGTCTGACGGGGGAGAAGATGACGACAGACTTCCTGTATTTTATCGATGGAGAGACGAAGGCCCTTGACCTTTCGTTCGATTCGTGGTGCTCGGGAGATTATAGTGCTGCAACCGACAATTTGCATTCGGATTGCACGTTGGCCTGTATTGATGGGGCAACCAATGATCTTCAGACTCATGAACTCCTCCGCTTTAATCTTCTTGGACAGAGTATCTCGTACCGAAATTCCTTCAAAGGGATCGAGGAACCGGGAGATTTTGAACAGGAAAACGGTCAACTTATGGGAAGTTTGTTTTCGTTTCCTTTCTTGTGCGTGGTCAATCTGGCTGTCTATAGAGCTGCTTTGGAAAAACACACAAAGCGCCAGTTATCCATTGAGGATTTGCCCGTCGCGGTCAACGGTGACGACATTCTCTTCAAGAGCGATGCTGCCTTCCAGAAGAGGTGGGAAGGTCTTATCCAGCAGGTGGGCTTCGACAAGTCAGTCGGAAAGAACTTTGTGTCAAACCAATTTTGTATGGTCAACTCCATGTTTTTCAAAGTAAACAAGAAGGGATACCAATTTATTCCTTTTATCAACACGTCGTTTTTGACCGGGATCAAGAAAGGTGACGATTCATCGGATGATCGTGACCTCTCCCGTAACGACAAGCTTCATTGCCTTCGTGGAGCTTTCCGGGATCTCAACCTGGAGTGGATGCCGAAAGTCGTAGGACAACGGTTTTTGGAAGCTGTCCGTCTTCGGGCGGATGTTGCTGACTCGAAATGGAGCGAGTATGATCTTGGTATTGATACGGAGTGTCCACAGTCCGAAGGGGACTTGAAAAAGTTTTGGTTTCACAATGTGTGGGCGAAGAAGAGGAGGTTTGAG